ATGAAACTTGAAAATTTACGAGAAGAACGCATTTTACAAGGAAAAACACAAACCTATATGGCGAAAAAGTTAGGGTATAAGTATACGAGCGGCTATGCAAATATAGAAATGGGCAGAACGAAGCCCAGCTTAGAAATAGCAAAGCATATTGCAGATTTGCTGAATAGGGGTGTTCAAGAGCTTTTTTTTGATCAAAAGTTACACGAAATGAGTAATTCTTTAAAGGAAGAGCACTTCTTTGAAAAGGGGAGACGAACAAAATGAATATTGAACATCCAATGGTAGCGCAGATGAATGACTTTGGATATCCAAAAAGCTATTGGTCATATGACATGACACGTTATGGGTATCAAGTCGAGATTGAAGAGAGTCTGGAGGGATTTGAAGAAGATGAAACATCAGATGACGTTTGATGCGAGAAAGGAAGCGCAGCTCTGTTTAGTCCAAGCTGGCGGCTGGATGACCTTTCATCACCAGAAACCGGTGTTTGTTTTTTCCACATCAGAAGACAAGCAAACATACATGACCCTCTTGGCGGAAAAGCTCGCTGAAGCAAAAAAGGAGGAAGCAAGACGACATGAAACGATGGAAGAAAATCATGGAAATCCTCAAATGCTTGCTCAAAGCGAGTAAAAACGAACAAAACATTCGTCAGTGGGAAAAGGATGACGGGAGATCATAACATGGTCATCCATTTCATCATTGAGACAGAGTTATTGTTCACAAAAGATACATTGATAAAAAGAATACGAGCAGCTGCAAAAGCGCAATGCCCGCAGAAAATAAAAGACGCACTATCACTCGAGATTCGTTTATTTGACGACATGCCGCTTGACATAGCTGATTGTCAAATCAAGCGTACATACGCAGAGAAAGGTTTGATACGCCCAGTGAACGTCAGCATCTTTCAGCCGCGGCTGCACCATATTCAAGAAGCACTTCATTCTATTGCGGATAGGGCCTCTCTACAGATCGTTGATTTAAGAGTTTCCCAGTTTTATAGTATGCGTCCAAGAATTGAAATCATTTTAAATACGATAGGTGATGGCACGAAGTCCTCACCAATTAAGGAGACAAGCATATGAACGAGCCAAAACAATTATTCATTCAAGAAAACCAGACATTTGTCGGTGAGATGGAAACAGGAAAAATTCAAGTCATCGTGTTAGATGGGAATGTAGGAACAGCTTATCAGATAGATGTACCTGAACATGGAAAAACCATTATCCAAACGGCAAAAGGTCATTTTGCAAGAGTAGATCACGAGATTGGTTTTAAAATCAGCTAGATCACTGAACAGATCACAACATCATACGTCCAAGACGGAAAGCCTGCGGACACTGATCAAGACCCTATGAAAAGGGGACTGATTGGTGTCCGTTTTTTATTTTCTTAAAAAAGGGAGAGAGCCAATATGCAAGATTTACTCATTGAATACAAACGAGCATTAAAGGATGCTAGAAAACAATATGAACCATTTAAAGAAAAAGAAGAACATCAGCTGTCCGTTCAAGACAAGCATGATAAAAAAATGATCGCCAGTATGGTGAGCGATCTCGAATACGTAGTAGAATGGCTTCAAATTGGAAGAGAGCCAGGCGCACGCAGAGGATTAGACAGACGTTCAGTCTATCAGCGCACCATTCTAGCAAATCCAGAAGTGTTAGAGGCTTTATCACATGAATATACAATCATCCAAGAAAATGAAAAAGAATTCAGTGAGCGGGACAAGAAACGAATTGATGAAGCCTTGTCCGTTTTAACGGACCGAGAAAAGGACGTATTTTTCATGCACACAACGCAAGGATTATCGTTTAGCGAGATTGCGATCATGCTGGATGTGAAGAAAGGAACTGTGCAAAAACATATGGAGAGAGCTCGGACAAAGATGGCCAAAAAAGTACAAGAACGCCTATTCGAAGCAGCTGAATAGGCGTTTTTTCTTTTACAAAATAAATGGAGCAACACTTGTCTTACAGTTGCCACCTATAGTTAGAAAGACCAAACGGATGTTTGCTAGCCCTACACAAATGATTCCTTCACAGGAAATCGTTCGAATTAAAAGGAGGCGGCAGGTGAATGTAAATGAAAGATAAACGGATAGAAGCCAAGCAAGATTATATGAAAGGGATGACGTACCAGCAAATTGCTGATCATTACAATGTCTCGATCCATACCGTGAAATCTTGGAAAAGACGATACGGATGGCAAAGGCAAAAAGGTTCGTCAAAGCAGGCACACTCGATCTTCAATCAGTTTCTTTCATATGAAACAATTGAAATCATGGAGAAAATGGGCGGGCGTACATCGCTTGATTTAATCTGGGATCAAATTCAAATTCAATATGCTGCCATTATTCGGGCGCAGCGAATCATGTATGTGTCAGATCAAGATGACATGATCAAAGAGCTGAAAAAGGCAGCATACATGCCTTCTTCATTAGAAGAAACAGTAGAAGGCATTCAGCCAGAACAAGAAATCAGCACAGAAGAATATTCGTTTCAATTTTCATGGGATCGGCATGCCACCTTTTTAAATGCCCAATCCCGTGCAATGGGAGAGCTCAGGCGTCTCATTAAACAGTTTGAAGAGCTTGCACATGCGAAGGATGAACGAAGATTAAGGCTAAAGCAAATTGAACTGACCATCGAAAAAACAAAAAAAGCAGTGCGCGAAGAAAAAGAGGAAGATCTTCACATCATGATCAAGCGAAAAGAGGATAACTCATGACGCCATTGATTGAAAAAGAAGTCAATCCTCACTTTGAACACTTTCTATTCGATTGGAATCAAAAGTTTCAATTTTTAGTAGGCGGCTACGGCTCCTCGAAAAGCTATCACATTGCGTTAAAACTCATTTTAAAGCTGCTGGAAGAAAAACGGACAGCACTTGTCATTCGAGAAGTATATGATACGCACCGCGAATCAACCTTTTCTCTCTTACAAGAGATCGTCAGCGATCTTGGCATCGATCATGTGGTGAAGTGCCGCAGTTCGCCGCTTGCCTTGACGTTTCGAAATGGCAGCAGCATCTTATTCAAAGGGCTGGACAAGCCTGAGAAATTGAAATCGATTAACAACATCTCGATGATTTGGATTGAGGAGTGTTCGGAGGTTTCTTATGAAGGCTTTAAAGAGCTGCTTGGAAGGCTGAGGCACCCGTCCTTACCGCTTTATATGATGTTATCGACCAATCCTGTTGGTCAAGATAATTGGACGTACAGACATTTCTTTCGAGATGAACAGCTGAAGCGATTTGTCCTAGATGACGAAACCTTATACAAAAAACGCACCGTTGTGATCAAGGATACGTACTATCATCACTCCACAGCGGAAGATAACCTATTTCTCCCTAAAAGCTATGTGGAGCAGCTGGATGAGCTGAAAGAATACGATCCAGACCTCTATCGAATTGCGAGGAAGGGCTATTTCGGCATCAACGGCACAAAGGTTTTTCCTCAATTTGAGGTGAGAAGCCATTCTGATGTATTAGAAGCCATTCAGCAGATGGACCGGCCGCTAAAACGAGCAGGCATGGATTTTGGATTTGTTGAATCATACAATGCGCTCATTCGATTAGCCGTCGACCATGAAAAAAAGTACTTATATATTTACTGGGAATATTACGACCGCGGGAAAACAGATGATGAAACAGCTGTTGACCTAAAAGAGTTCATTGAATCAAAGGAACTCATCAAAGCCGATGCAGCCGAGCCTAAAACCATTCACTATTTTCGGCAGCGTGGATTTCAAATGGTGGCAGCACATAAGTTCCAAGGCTCTCGTTTGCAGTATACGAAAAAGATCAAACGGTTTAAAAAAATCATTTGCTCTGATGCTTGTCCGTACACAATCTATGAACTTCAATCACTGACCTATAAGGCAGATAAGGATGGACGTTTAGAGGAAGATGCATTTCAAATCGATCCGCACACATTATCAGCGATCTGGTATGCGCTGGATGATTATGAAGTGACGGATTTGAAACAGACCGCCTCAGAGCGTGTCCGTCCAAACAGAGAGAGGAGGTCCATACAATGAAACAATTGAAAGCAACGATTATGAAGGCAAACATGTCTGATCATACAAAACAAATGTATGCAGATGAATTTTCCTATGAAAAAGATGACATTGTTCCCCCGCCTTACAACATCAATGAATTAAAAAGCATGGCAGAATATTCAACCATTCTTCAGCAATGTATTGATGCGTACAAAACGAATATTTTAGGTTTTGGGTTTGGGGTGGAATACGCCTTTGACTTTAATGCAGAAGGTGTAAAACCGGCGAAAAAGAAAGCCGCAGAAAAGGAATGGACAAGACTTGAAGAGTTTACGAAGTACATGAACTATGATGAGTCCGCTGATGTGATTCTTGGCTATGTCCTCGAAGACCGAGAGAAAACGGGCAATGGCTTTTTAGAGGTGCTGAGAGATGGACAAGGAAAGCCGGCCGGAATCGAGTATTTAGATGCGCTCCATATCCGCATTTGCAAGCTTAGTGAGCCAGTCGACGTTGAATTCAGTTACACAGAAAATGGCGAATTAAGAACAATGAATCGAAAGAAACGATTCCGCAAATATGTGCAGGTGATCAACGAAAAGAAAGTCTTCTTCAAGGAGTATGGTGATCCGCGCATTTTGCACTGTGAAACAGGCAAGTACGATGACACCACACCAGAGCCGCTTCGCGCAACAGAAGTAATTCATTTTAAAATTGGCAGCGGAACGTATGGGATTCCCCGCTGGATTGGCAACATCGTCAATATGTACGGAGCACGCAAGGCAGAGGAGCTGAACTATCTTTATTTTAAACAAGGACGGCATGTACCAGGTGCCATCATTGTCGAAAATGGGATGCTGTCAGAATCCTCTTATCAGCAGCTTCAAGATTATATGGACGATATTGAAGGATCTGATCATGCACATAAATTTCTATTGCTTGAAGTTGAAGGTCTGCCGACAGAAAAAGGGCTAACGGGAGAAGAAGATGTCTCAAATGTCAAAGTAAACTTCAAATCTCTAGCCGAGATCCTGCAAGAAGATGCGCTTTTTTTAGAATACGATGAAAAAACAAGAAACAAAATCCGCTCTGCGTTTCGCCTTCCGCCAATTTACACAGGTGAGTCTCAAGACTATAACAAAGCGACAGCAGATACAGCGCGTAAAACAACAGAAGAGCAAGTATTTCAGCCGGAACGGCATCTCATCACAGGAAAACTCAATACTCTTTTTCTGCCGGATCTTGAAATTTGGCATGTCCGTTTTCTATTAAATGGTCCTGATTTTAGAGACCCATTAGAGATTGCCAAAGTACTGACACCATTTATTCAGGCGGGGGCAGTGTCACCTAATGATTTGCGCGATTTAGCAGGAAGAATCCTCGGAAAAACGCTAGAGGAATGGCCTGAGGAACTGTATCACCGCCCTTTAGAAAGCCGCATGAAATCAGCTGAAGAAAAGCCTCAACCAGAGCCGGACCAGCTGACGAAATAAACAGAAGCGAGTGCGCTTTTTTGAAAGGGGGTGAACATATGCCAAGAGAACTAAAAAACGCTAAAATTACGCATGTTTCCTACGTGGACAAAGCAGCGAACAAGAAGAAATTCTTTTTGATGAAAGCAAAGAAAAAGCGGCCTGACTTTCAAAAGGAGGTCAGTGTCCTGACAAAGGCAGAAGATGCTCATCGCCTCGTGTACGGTGTCGTGTATGAGCCGAATACACCTGATGCACATCAAGACTTTATGACAGCCAAGGAAATTGAAAGAGCGGCACACGGCTTTATGAAGGATGCCCGTCATATTGATAAGCAGCATGATTTTCAAGATGGTGTTGGCGAAGTGGTTGAATCATATATTGCTCCGGCTGATGTTGAAGTGGGCGGGGAGCTGATTCGCAAAGGATCTTGGGTGCTTGTGACAAAGGCTTCCCAAGAGATTTGGGATCAAATTCAAAAAGGCCACATTACAGGCTATTCAATGGCCGGAACGGCGGACATCGTCGCCATAGAAGAACAAGATCAGCTTCTATCTCAAGACACAAATGAGAGAGGGCTTTTTTCTTTGCTGAAAAATTTCTTTTTAAAAGAGGAAGGTGCAAACATGTCACAACCATTTTGGAACGTTTTAGACCATCTGCTGGAAACCTTACAGTCAAGTGATGGTGATGAGGCGGATGTAAGAGCTACCTTAGAACAGCTCATTCCAATCATGCAGGACATTCTGAAGACAGAGGATGTACTTCAAACGATTGGTGAAAGGCCAGCAGACGTACAAAAAGAAGAGGCCGCTTTGACGACGGATCAAGTGCGAGAGCTCGAAAAGGCAAAAAAGGCCATCGAAAACGTCTTGCAGCAGGCTGAAAAGCAGGAAACAGAACAAACAGGGGAAGAACCTGTCCAAAAAGTGCTCGAGCAAGTCGTTGCACCGATTCGTCATCAGCTCTCTTCCTTAGAGAAATCAGCCAGCAGAGAAAAAGCAGCGATGCAGGAAGTGCTTGAGCAGCAGCTTTTGCCTATTTCAGAGCGGATTCACATGCTCGAAAAGGCAAGGGGCATATCAAAACAAACAATCCACGATACACAAAACAACACGACAAAACCCATATGGGATGGCTTACTATAAGCCGAAATAAGGAGGAAAAAGTGTGAGAAATCAAGAGTTGATTCGTAAGGCTGAAATGACACTTGCCAGCTTAAAAACCGGCGGTCTCATGAACGCAACCCAATCCAACACATTCATTAGAATGATGCAAAACACACCAACCGTTTTAAATGATGCACGCATCATTCCGATGGAAAGTGATTCACAAAAAATCGAAAAAATCGGCTTTGGCCAGCGTATTTTGCGCCCGGCAGAGGAAGGCAAAGCGCTTGATGCGAAAGACCGTGTTGTCCCAGCGACAAGCACTGTCCAGCTAAATGCAAAAGAGGTCATTGCAGAAATTCATATGACCTACGACAGCATTGAAAACAATATTGAAAAAGACGGAATTCAGCAGACGATTATGCAAATGCTTGCTGAACGAGCGGCAGTTGATATTGAAGAGCTCATCGTCAATGGGGATACGACTTCATCAGATCCGTTTTTAGCCCAAATGGATGGCGTCAGAAAACAAGCGGTATCTCATATTGTAGATGCAAATGGAGCGGAAATTAGCCGTCAAATGTTTAAACAAGCCTATAAAGCGATGCCGTCAAAATATTTACGTGTACCTCAGGATTTCCGTTTCTACACATCCCCAAGTTTAGAGGTGGAATGGAAGGATCAAGTAGCAAACCGTCAGACAACTCTCGGAGATGCGGTTATTCAAGGCGGACTTTCTTCTGCATTCGGTGTGCCAGTCAAAGGCCTTGCCAATATGCAGCCATATGACGAAGCGGGAACAGACGTATCAGATATTTTGCTGACACACCCTAAAAATATTATCGTAGGTTTTTCTCGTCATATTCGAATTGAAGTAGAAAAAGATATTCGCAGACGTAAATTTATTATTGTCCTAACAGCGAAGCTAGACAGCAAATTTGAGGAAGAGGATGCTGTAGCAAAAGTGATGAAAGTGAAAGAGTAGGTGACATCAGGTCATGATTATTTCTCCTGAAGAACTGCAAGCCTATTCTGTATTTGAGCGTGTGAAAAATCGATCTGTAGAAAGACTGACAGCAGATATTATCGAAGCAGAAGCTGCGGTATTTCAAATCGTAGGTCATGATTTCTCAAGCGAAAAATATCAGCCCCTCCCTGAAAAAGCAAGAATCGCATTATTAAAGATGGCCCAATATTTTGCCATGTTGAATGATGATGAATCTATGATGAAGGGCTTTACGTCAGAAAAAATGGGTGATTATTCATATGCGAAGGCAGCTGATCAAGTAAAAGGCAAACCTTATGTATATGCCCTGCTTGTCGATTACATTGAACCATCATTAACTCGCGGCAGTACCAAATTAAAGGTGAGATCATTATGAGTTATCAATCTCTCTTAACAGACTGCTGTGATCTATTTCACCTTGAACATCAGGAGGCTTCCCGAGGAAAATTCGGGATTCCAGCTGATGACTTACAAATGACTCTTTCCTATCCCGATGCGCCTAGCCTGACAGATCTGGCTTGTTATGTCATAGAAAAGAATCAGTCACTTGTGCAAGAAGAGCCGAATACAGTGATTTATCAGTCCTATCTTGTCCATTTTCCTTTAGCGAGTGATATTCGCCTGCATGACAAAATGGTGTGGAACGGCGTCTCACTTAAGTTGCAGCAGCCCAAAATAGTGAAGAATCATCACATTGAAGTGATGGCAGTCAGGAAGGAAAATCTATGAAAATTGATGGACTTGACCGGCTGCTTTCACAGCTGGAAACAGCGTGTGCCGGCGGCTTAAAAGCAGAATATCAAGATTGGCTAGAGGACATGGGTCTAGAGCTTTTGGACATCATTCAGGATGAGTTAATCAAGGAGAATGCTGTCGATACAGGTCGGCTTCTAAGCTCCTTTACGCAAGGAGACAAGGAGAATCATTTTCTCATGTCAAAAGGTGGTCTCACACTTGAAGTGGGAACGAAGCTTGAATATGCCTCCTATGTCAATGACGGACATGCTACTTCTTCAAGTGGAGAGCGAAGGTGGGTGCCTGGCAGATGGGCTGGCAGTCGCTTTGAATATGATCCGAATGCAAAGACAGGAATGATGCTTGCCTCTCAATGGGTAGATGGAAATGGCTACTGGGATCATGCTGTCATGCTCTATGAGCAAATGTTTGAACAGTCGCTGGATCGAAAGCTTCAAAGCTGGTTCGATCGACATTTTGGGAGGTGATGAAATGAATCAAGAAGTCGGGGCAATCATGCATTATATTTACACACACTTTCCTGTGACAATGTATGATCGACTTTTGCCAGAGCGTTTTCAAGTGCCATCCGTTTATGTGCCGCCCGTAACAGTCATCAGCGGTCCAGATACGGTATCTACATTTATGAAATCTTATTCGCTGCAAGTGAAAGTGTTTCATATGGATTCAGAAAAAGCACATGACGCGGCAGAAATAATTGTTGATGCATTGCTTGCTGATCGTCAAATGATTCAGATGATGAGTGAAGATGGAGAGGTGCTTGATGATTATGTCCGCATAAAAAGAGTGGAAACCAGAATGTTAGATCAAGGCGTAGCAGCGATTGTCCTGACGTGGGATAGCAGTTATTGGTATAACCGAGACAAACAAGCGAGCCTTGAAGACATCAACTTTTCAGATGGGGTGATCAAACGTGAGCAAGACTAAAAAAGCAGAGCCTGCTCAAACAGCTGGCGAAGAAAAAGAATTTGGCTTTTCATTTGAAGCCTTAAAGGAGCACAGTAAGGATCTTTTTGGGGTTAAACCAGAAATCCTTGAAGGTGCTCTTTTTTATATCAAGCATCAACCAATTACAAAAACAGAAGCGAAAAAGCACATTGATGCTTTTTTGTCCAAGGAGGTTTAAAGGATGAACGGAGGCACATTTACACCAGGTACAGAGAAAAAGCGTCCTGGCATTTACTTTAATTTTAAAACAACAGCAGAGCAGCGAATTACTTTAGGCGATCGAGGTACGGTGGCACTTCCTCTTGTGATGAGCTGGGGAGAACCAAAAACCTTTATTTCCGTTTCCAATATGGAAGACTTAAATAAAAAGGTTGGACTCAACATTGATGACAAGTCACTTCTTCTTTTCCGTGAAGCAAAGAAAAAAGCACAAACGGTCTTGCTTTACCGCCTAAACGAAGGGGTACAAGCCAAAGCGGAAATCGCAGAAAAATTTGTGGTCACAGCCAATTATGGCGGTCAAAAAGGAAATGAGATCACTATCCAAGTGGCAGAAAATGTACTCGACAGCACAAAACGTGACGTCATCACTTATCTTGGAACAGATATTGTCGATAAGCAGGTTGTCACGGATGTCAAAGATCTTGTAGAAAACAAATATGTTCAATTTTCTGGTGAAGGTGAAGCAGTTATCACGGCTGGTGTGGCACTAAGCGGCGGAAAAAACGGTGTGGCAAGTGTCGCAGATTATACAGCTTTCCTAGAAGCAGCTGAAACGGAATACTTTGATGTCATTGCTCTCCCAGTCGATAAAAGTGAGCAATTAAAAGCGACATTCGCTTCCTTTATCGAGCGTTTACGTGATAAGCAAGGACGTAAGGTGCAAGGCGTTGTGGCGAACTATGCAGCTGACCAAGAAGGCATCATTAATGTGACAAGTGGTGTTGTGCTGGAAGATGGAACAGAACTAACACCTGCTCAAACAACAGCTTGGGTCGCAGGGGCAAGTGCAGGTGCAAACTTCAATCAGTCACTCACCTTTGTTGAATACGAAGGAGCAGTAGATACATTAGAACGCCTTGATAATGATCAAGTAGAATACCGATTATCACAAGGGGAGTTCATCTTCACTTTTGATGCGAGAGACCGCACGGTGAGTGTTGAAAAAGATATTAACTCTTTAACAAGCTTCACAGCTGAAAAGAATCAGCAAATGGCGAAAAACAAAATCATTCGTGTGCTTGATGCCATCAACAATGATTTAACGTTCGAATTAAAAAATCTGATTAAATTACGCAAATCCAATGGCAATGACATTCCAGCATCTGATGATGGAGTGCAGCTTGTGAAAACACTGATTACACAGTATCTCACACAGCTTCAAGATGGCAGCGGCATTACAGGCTTTAACTCAGAAACAGATATCGTCATCGGTCTCAATGAAGATCGTGATGGATTTATTATCGATCTAGCTGTTCAACCAGTAGATGCAGCAGAAAAATTCTATTTCAATGTGGAGGTGAAGTAAGATGGCTTTTAAAGCGCAAAATACAATTTCAGGTAAAGAGGGTCGTCTTTTCTTAGAAGGTGAGGAGCTTGCCTTTATCAAAACGTTTGAAGCAAACGTGGAGAAAAACAAATCAGAAGTTAACGTGATGGGCCGAAGAATGACTGGTCATAAAACAACTGGGGCAAACGGAACAGGAACGGCAACATTCTATAAAGTCACTTCACGTTTCGTACAACTCATGCTCAACTATGTGAAAAAAGGGGAAGATCCTTATTTCACTCTTCAAGCGGTGATTGATGATAAATCATCAGGCAGAGGCACAGAGCGTGTGACGTTATTCGATGTCAACTTTGATTCGGCTAAAATTGCTGGATTGGACGTCGATTCAGAGGCACTTGAAGAAGAAGTTCCGTTTACGTTCGAGGACTTTGATCTTCCTGAAAAGCTGAAGAATTCCTTTTAATGAACAAAAGGCATACAAATGACGAAAATATATGTTATTTTTATTTTATTCAACGATATGGTATAATTTTTCATAGTTACAGAGTAGCTACAAAAGTGTTACTGTGTAACCCCAAAAAGTTTTTTAGAAATATGTTTACATGCAAAGTACTTTGCATAAAATAAAAAGAAGCCAGGATGCGTCAACATCCCGGCAATGTACAATTTGGCCCTCAAGGGGCTGGCTTATCAATTAGATAGTTTTTAAGGATAGACTTTCCCTTCAACCGTCCAAAGCTCAAGGGGAGTCTATTTTTTGTCTATATACGTCAACAAAGTAAAGATAAACATCCCGAATAAAAGCATTAGGGAAATCGCTTCAAATGTTGACATTGGCATCACCCCCTTCCTATCGGGGATGAGCCAGACACCCTTGAGCAAGCCGTTCAATTGTACAATTTAGATTATACATGAAAAGATTGGAAAGCACATTCAAAAAATGGATGTGCTTTTTTGCATTCAAAAAAACATAACAAAGGGAGTTTTTATACATGAGCGAAAAACAAACATTTGATCTTTCATTTTTTATGCCAGGAAAAACAGTAGAAGCGGAAGAGGTCAAAGTACCAATTTCTAAGCGTTTTGTTGATAAAAAAGGGAATGTCATCCCTTTTGTCTTTAAAGCCATTACAACTGAACGCATTGATGAACTGGAAAAAGAAAATACGACCTTCAAGAATGTCAAAGGCAGAGGCCGCGTGAAGGACTTAGACAGCCAGCGTTTCTACGCACGAATTGCCATTGAATCGACTATTTATCCAGATTTCCGCTCGAAGGAATTAAGAGAAGCCTACAGCACACAAGATCCAGTTGAAGTCGCAAAACGTGTATTATCTGTCGGCGGTGAATACGCAAACTGGTTAAACAAAGCGATTGAAATCAACGGATTCGAAGACGAAATTGAAGATTTAGAAGACGCAGCAAAAAACTAATAAAAGATGGGGATAAGGAAGCCGTGTTTTTATATTACGCCATGCACGAGCTTCACTATTCCCCATCTGAACTCCTAGATTTATACGAATCACCAAGACCATTCAAAGCACTCCTATTTGGACTCATCAGCTACAAACTCGACATGCTAGAAAAAGAAGCAAAGAAAGGAGGGAAATAATTGGCGAAACTCACTGCGCGATTTGAATTAGAAGACAAAGTATCGAAGAAGCTGCTGCGCATTCAAAAACGATTTCAAACCTTTGAGAAGCAGCTCAAACCATTTAGAAAACCGGTGAAAATAAACCTGGATATAGATGACAAAAAATTAAGAAACTTTAGTTTATCGCTTCGGAAAATGTCAGTGATTTCCATGAGGCTGGATCAAGGAATCTATAGTGATCTTAAAGCATTAAACAATCAGTTAAATATGTTCCCGAATCACTTGGTCATATCCATTCAAGCGAAGGGATTAGATGTCATTAAATCGAGCATAAATCGTTTAAAGCAAGCGGGAACAAGCCCCATTATGCTGACGTTTAAACTAAACGATCAATTGTCAGGTAAAATGTCATCAATCAAAAAATCTATCTTTCAGCTCATGAACAGAACGTACTATATGAGATTAAACATGGTTGACCAAGCCACCGCTGCAATTCAACGAATCAAAAAGACGCTCAAAAGCTTGACGATGTCTAAACATGAAATCAGAGTGTCTGTTCAAGACAATGCAAAGAGTAAGTTGAAAAAACGAGATCAAGCAGAGTCGGTTGTGAAAGAACAAAACATAAAAAAAGAACCTGAGGCTGTTAGTCCGTCAGTGAAAACAGAAGATCCTAAACAGAGCTGGCTCCAGAACCTTGCCAATAAGGGATTAAGTGAAATTCAAAAATATGCAGGTGACGTTGCAGATAAAGTGAAGGAAAAATTGAGTCCTAGAAAGTTTTGGGATGAAAAAGCACTTCCTTGGGTTGAAAATAAAATAGAAGAGTACAAGCAAGATGTGATCGGAAGAATTAAAGAGAAAATTAAATTTAATCCTGAAAAAAAACTAGATCAATTGGTGACTAATGTATTAGATCGGTTCTTAGGTGCAAGTGATCAATCAAGTGAAAGTACCACTCAGGCACCAACAACAGCACCAACAACAGCACCAACAACAGCACCAACAACAGCACCAACAACAGCACCAACATCAACACCATCAAATCCAGCTCCCAAAACGAAACCTCAGTCGCGAGGTGGAAAAGGCTTGTTTCGCAATAGTTGTTGCCCCTGCTGTGCAAGAGGTTTAAGCAGGGGAGGATCTACTAAAACTAAAAATCGAAATGGTCGCTCACCAAGACAGACAAGAAATCCAAATGCTACTTCAAGGGCCGAAATGAATAGAAGACCTCCAAGTAGATTAGGGAAACTGAAAACAAATGCAGGTAAATTATTTGGAAAAATCCCTACTGGACTAAAGAAAGGTGCGGGTATCGCAGCTTCAGCTGGCGGACTTACGGGTTTAGTGAAAGGTAGCAAGGGGTTAAGTGGATTAGGGAATGCAATGAAAAGTATAGGTAAAGGGAGCGGAAAATTATTAAAGAAAGTACCTATTCTAGGAAGTGTACTTAGTGCAACAAATCTAATTGGTATGAACAAAGAGAATGCTGGTGAAAAGATTGGTACGACTGGAGGCGGCATCGCCGGTGGAATGGCAGGTGCTGCAGCAGGTGCAGCTATTGGAAGCGTAGTCCCAGGGATAGGTACAGCCATCGGCGGTCTAGTAGGCGGCATCGCTGGAAGTATGGGCGGAGAATCTATCGGTGAAACAATTGGAAAATGGTTTGATGGCGGCGGATTTGAAAAGATTGGCCAAAAAGCCATTGAAATCAAAAATCAAATTGTCGAAGTTTGGTCAACAGTCGCGGCTTGGTTCACAGAAAATGTATGGACGCCACTAAGTGATACAGTCGTTACAGTAGCAACGACCATCTGGACAAATCTAGTCAATGCCTGGACATGGATTCAAGAAACATTTAGTGCAGTTGCAGGCTGGTTTATCGAAAACGTATGGACGCCACTAAGTGATACAGTCGTTACAGTAGCAACGACCATCTGGACAAATCTAGTCAATGCCTGGACATGGATTCAAGAAACATTTAGTGCAGTTGCAAGCTGGTTTATCGAAAACGTATGGACACCGCTCAGCGACACAGTCGTTACGGTAGCAACAACCATCTGGACAAGTCTAGTCAATGCCTGGACATGGATACAAGAAACGTTCAGTGCAGTTGCAGGTTGGTTTATTGAAAACGTTTGGACACCACTGAGCAGTACAGTTGTTACAGTCGCTACAGGGATTTGGACAGCATTATCAAATGCATGGAAAAAGATACAATCAATCTTTGGAGCTGTATCGTCATGGTTTATGGAAAATGTGTGGAATCCACTTGTAGATACCGTAGGAACCATTAAAGACAGTTTCGGGAAAAAGTTCGAAGAAGCGTATAAAGTGGTGACAGATATATGGGATGGATTATCCAAATGGTTTGAGGACAACATTCAAAAGCCGATTGTAAAAGTAGCAGAAGCTATTGGTGATGGGTTTTCTGCAGCATTTGGTTGGGTTAAAAAGATTTTTGACAAAGCAGGCGGTATTGTAGATGTAGTCATAAATTGGATTGTTGGGAAGAAAAAACCCGATAACAATGCCACAGGCGGCTATATCACCCAGCCAACCTTATCATGGGTCGGTGAAGCAGGTAACGAATTTGTCATTCCAACTCAAAATAACCGAGGGCGCGGGAAGATGCTGCTTGCTCAGGCTGCTTCTCATCTTGGGATGTCTGTTATGCCAAGCGGAGCAGCTGGAAATCAAGTATCAAGCTCTCCAGCTCCTACAGCAGTAGCTTCATCATCTTCTGTCGGTTCAATAGACGGATCGGTCTCGATGACTGGGAACATTCAAGCCTCCAGCATAGGCGAGCAATTTAATAAGGATTTTGAACAAGGATTAAATCAAAAAATGATTACACTTGATCAATGGAAGGAAAAGAATATTCAGCAGCCTTTTGGTCAATTGACCTCAGACTCAAATAAGTATGGTCAGCAAACAGTTGCTGCTTTTGCGAATGGTCAGCAGATGACACCAACAGGAACAGATAGCTTTTTGCAAAGTCGTGTAAAAGCACCATATCAACAAGTGATGACAGCATCGCCAACTTGGGGTTCTGGAACGGTTAGTGGTTTTGCCACAGGTCAAAATGCCACTTCAGTTGATACTAGCCAATACGTAGATCAGCACATCAAACAACCATTTCTACAAGCAAAACAAGAATCACCAGGCTGGGGCTCAGGAATGATGGATGCCTTTAACAGTGGCATGCGTTCAAAAGCAAGTGAAGTCACACAAGCCGCCAAAGAAATGGCGAAGAAAGTAGAGCAGGCGTTTAGAGAGGAATTAGATATTCATTCCCCTTCACGCGTCATGATGAGTCTTGGGAAATTCGCATCGATCGGTGTCGTCAAAGGACTCGACTCAGTTGATGTGAAAAAGTTTGCTGAAAATCAGGCTGGTTCATTAATCGGTGCCTTCAGCGGTATGGGGGCTTCAGGTCTTAGTGTTCAGCAATGGCTCATGGCAGCTCTCATGGCAACTGGCACATCGATGAACTGGCTTCCAGGACTTATGACCATTGCGCAGCATGAATCGAATGGAAATCCGAGAGCAATCAACTTATGGGATTCTAACGCCAAGAAGGGAACGCCTTCTAAAGGCTTAATGCAAACCATTGGAACGACGTTTAACTCCAATAAAGGCAAGGGCATGAATGACATTTGGAACCCAATTCATAATGCCGTAGCAGCCATTAACTACATTAAGGGCAGATATGGAACAGTCTTCAATACACCGGGATTACGAAGTATGAGAAGAGGCGGGCCTTATAAAGGCTACGCAAATGGTGGACTGATTACTCAGGAGCAGGTTGCTAGAGTTGGTGAAGGAAACAAACGCGAATGGATCATTCCTGAAGAAAGAGGCATACGCGGAAGGTATTTATTAACCCAGGCAGCCAAGGCACTTGGAATGCAAGTATATGATCCAGCAAATGCGTCTGCTCCTTTACCAGAATCACAAATGCAGCAAGTCACCTCAGCTCAGTCTTCTAGTCGTACAGCATCGTCAAGTAATAAGCAAATCACCATTCAATTCAATGGGGACCAGCATTTCCATAATGGACAAGATCAGCAATCGCTTGTCGAAAAAATTAGACAAATGCTCGTAGATGAACTGGAAGTAGAGCTTCATACAGGAACGAAGGGGGTCGTGATTGATGGGTAAATCAGTGTATCAATTGTGGATTTCCCAAGGAAAGGACAAGTTGCGATTCCCTGTCCTTCCATCCGAACTTGAAATCACAAATAACGTACAAAATGAAACGGTAAAGGTTGCCTCTTTTGGAGAACTGACCTTTATTGATGTCCCATCGGCTAAGCAAGTATCATTCACTTCATTATTTCCTAAGAAATATTCGCCAATTGCTGAATATAAAAGCATTCCATCACCGGAGAATGCGATAGCGAAAATAGAACGAATGATGCGTTCAAAGAAGTCTGTGCGGCTGATTGTAACGGGGACAAAAATCAACATGACGTGCAGCATTGAAAGCTTCACCCATAAAGAAGGATCGTATGATATTGGCGATCGTGAATTTACGATCGAGTTAAAGGAATACAAAACCGCATCGCCTAGGAAAATTAAACGAAAGAAAAAAGCAAAACAAACGAAAAAGAAAAGGCCTTCAAAAACACCGCCAAAAATGTACACCGTCAAAAAAGGGGATACGCTATGGGCCATTTCAGGCAGGTTTTATGGCGACAGTACAAAATGGCGGCGTATTTGGAATGCCAATAAATTAGCGATGATTAAACGTAGCAAACGCAATATTAAGCAGCCGGGGCATTGGATTTTCCCTGGACAAAGGTTAAAAATACCACAATAGGGGGGCTGGCATTGATCGAGCTTTTTGCCATCAGAAGCGGCACCATGTATGAGCTTGTCACAGAGAGTGTGACACTTCAGGGGCAAAGGTATCAAGCCCCTCGCTCTATTCAAGCAAATATTATCACAAAGCAAGGGAGTCAAACATATTACCGTGTCTCAGAAGGGGACACGGTTCTTTTTAAATGGAAAGGAAAAGAGCTGTTCAGAGGCATTGTGTTTTCTAGGACGCCTGCTGAAGGGAAACTGACCTTTACCGCATACGACATGCTTCAATATTTGGTGAAAAACCAAGATGTCTATGTTTTTTCAAAACAAAGAGCAGATCAAATCTTGAGACGGATTGGAGCTGACTTTCAAATTCCCATGACCTCCATCGCCAATACAGGTCATGTCATAAAATCACTAGTGTTTAAAAACGATACGAGCCTATATGACATGATTCTGAAAGCATTAAAAGAGACAAAGCGGCAAACCGGCAGAAACTATCAAATCTATTCTGCTAAAGGAAAGATGGGGCTGAGAGCTTGGCCAGATCCAGAGGACGTATGGGTCATTGAATCAGGTGTCAATCTCATTGGCTATCAGTACAGCACCTCGATTGAAGAAACAGCCACTCGTGTCAAGCTGCGCACGTCTGCGGATGAACAGGGGAAAAATAAGAAAAAAGGTAGCAAATCAGAGATTGTAGTGGTCGAACAGGATAAAGCAGGTCAGAGTAAATACGGTATTTTACAGCATGTTGAGACGGTTACAGGGCAAATCAACCAGCCGCAGCTGCAAAAAAGAGCCAAAGTACGGCTGGCAGAGAAAAAAGGCGTGAAACAAGAAGTCAAAAGCATCCAAGCGCTAGGCATTCCTGAACTGCAAAGCGGGCTTCCAATCTATTTGAAAATCCCTGAAATCAACGTAAAAAAAACGTACTGGATCGATCAGGACAAACATGAATTCAGTGGGGTGAAACACACCATGACAATTGATGTCGTTGAGAAAAATTCCATTCCAAAGGGTGATCAAGCGTGAGGTTAAGTGAAGCGATTAAACGATTAGCAGTGAATGCTGTAGACGCCGCCTCTCCAATTGATCTGGTGATTGGAGAAGTCACGGCAGTTTCTCCTGTAAGCATCCGGTTAAATGAAAACCATAAGCTAATCATCCCGGAAGAATTACTGATTTGGCCAAAGCGCCTAAATAAGGGTGAGGATGATGAACTGAAAAGGGGAGACAGCATTATGGTGCTGGCAATGGCAGGAGGGCAATCCTTCTACATCATCGACAAATTGTAAGGGAGGTGATGAACGTGGCACTTTCACCAGAGGAAGAAATTGAGGAAACAGAAGAAGACGAAGAGGTGGAAACCTCGACGACGTATCGAATAGATGTTGAAACTGGCAGATTGACAGGTGAAACCATTTCAGGCATTGAAGCAATTCGTCAATTCGTTTATATGACACTTAGGACAGAGCGGTATGCACATCCTATTTACAGCCACGACATTGGCACTGAAATTCAGGAGCTCTTGACGGATACAGAAGCCACGGATGAATACAAAGAAATGGAGATTCCGAGGCTGCTAGAGGAAGCATTGATTGTGGACGAACGGATTGATCATATTGAAGAGATAGAGGTCACAAAGGAAAATGACTCGTTTCATGTCAAGCTAGCTATTGTCACAGATGAAGGCACATTAGAAATAGAGGAGGTGATGGAGAGCGATGTTTGAGGAACAAACGTATGAAGCATTAATGGAAAGAATGCTAGACAGACTGCCAGATGATATAGATAAAAGAGAAAACAGCGTCATTTGGAATGCCTTGGCACCTGCTGCCGCTGAACTGGCCCAGTCCTATATTTGGCTTGATCAAGTATTCGAGCTGGTCTTTGCAGATACAGCACAAGGAGAGTTTCTAGATCGGCGGGCCGCTGAAGTAGGAATTGAAAGAAAACCAGCGACTAAAGCGGTTTGGTCCGCAGCTATTCAGCCGGAGGATATCAACATCCCAGCTGGCTCACGGTTTTTTATTGAAGACGTCTATTTCCAATATTCGAACGATGGCACGCTAGAATGCGAGACACCTGGCAGGATCGGCAATGGTCAATTAACAGATCAGCCGCTACTATCTCTTGATACAATCCCGGGGCTTGAATCAATTATCATGAAAGATTTGGTAATACCCGGACAAGAGGAAGAAGATGACGCTTCGTTATATGATCGCTACTTAATACGTGCTAGGCGAGAGGCTGTCAGTGCCAACAAGGCGCATTATAAAAAATGGGCTGAGGAAGTGACAGGGGTTGGCAGAGCGAAGGTATTCCCGCTTTGGAATGGAGAAGGAACAGTCAAGATTGTCATCACAGACGGCAATCTAGATGTTGCATCAGATCTGCTTGTTAAAAGAGTACAGGAATATATCGACCCAGTACCAGGCGAAGGAGAAGGACAAGCGCCTATTGGTTCAAAAGCGACCGTCGAAAGCGCCAAATGGCTGGACATTGACATAGAAGTAGCCGTCGAACTTCAAATGGACTGGACCCTTGAAGGAGCGCAGAAAGAAATAGAAGAAAAGGTCAAAGCGCTGTTGAAATCAATTGCATTTGAAAAGAGTACCATTCGAATGTCCGCATTAAATGACATTCTGTACCATTCAGAAAGTGTATCAGATTATGCAAACGTGTTATTGAATGGGGAGTCAAAAAACTTAGTATTACAGGACATTGAGATACCGCGTCTGAGGCAGGTGAAGGTTATTGAGCAAACAGGATGAAATGAAAAACTACTTGCCGCCATATTTTACAGAGATTTATGAAGTTGATCACCTGCTCAAAACAGAAGCGCCAGAGTTTGAGCAATTGGATGAATCCATTTTCGATTTAACGGATCAGCTCTTCCCTTTGACAGCGACATGGGGATTGAATAGATGGGAAAGAATGCTGAAGGTGCAGCGAGAATCAGATGATTCCATTGAACTTCGCAGAGCACGCTTACTCAATATGATGTCAAACATTCCACCGATCACGTATCTTTCTTTAGAGAAATCGGTGAATCGCTTTCTCAAAAATCCAAGTGCCATCATCCGTCTGACCACCAATCGCTACCATTTCGCCTTACGTGTGAATCTAGATGATCTGCAAAACACTAGATATATTGTAGAAATACTTGAAACGTTAAAGCCAGCTCATTTGGCTTATACGTTCACTGCATTTCATCATACCGATGTACATGAAATAAATGATCATCACGGGAGGCTCACACTGCGAAGCAGAGTGGGTTTTTTCGATCATATCCCGATTTTACTCAATGGTGAATTTGTATTAAATGGGTCGTTTTATTTGAGCGGAACTCGAGGGACAACCGATGTACCTGCTCGTTTTCGGCATTCGTTGAAGATGAGAATGCCGCTTCAGCATAAGTCAGAGAACACATACCGAATGAATTATGTCATGACTGGAGCGGTACATGAAACGAAGCAAGGAGCGGCATTGACTTTACGCACTAAAAATCAGCTCCAGCATCAAACCAAGAAGAAGATGACGTTCCGTATGCCAGTACATGTTCAAACTGAACAGGGCGGCAGCTTACTGATTAAGGATCATTACTGGATTCTCGACGGATCTGTTCCGCTCGACGGATCAAAAATGCTAGCAGCTACTTCTCAAAAAATAGAACTATAAGGAGGATCACAATGGCTGATCAATTAACCGTAACAACATTATATGCACGTCAACAAATGGCAAAGGCAAGAGCCGAAGGAACAAAACTCACAAAAGTCGTCAAAATGGCATTTGGAAATGGTGGGACGAAGGATGGGAAACCGATCTCACTAGACGGCACTGAACAAAAACTCAAAAAAGAACTCGTCCAAAAAGAGATTGATTCATTTACCTTCATGGAACCAGCAAAAATCCGCTACACCTGCACGATCGCCGAAGGAGAACTTGCAGGAGAAGTCATCAACGAACTAGCACTTGTCGACGAAGCCGGCAAATTCACCGCCATCCGCACCATGACAGACAAACAAAAAGACGGCGACATCGAATTTGTTTTTGAGATTGATGATATTTATTAATGGAGGGGAATGAAATGGACATCAAATCACCTTTACCGTTTGAAACCTCTGACAAAGCACATGCCAACTTATTTAACCGGATGGTCGAGACTCTAGTAGAGAATGACAATGCGCTCAGGCTACAAATAGAAGGAATCACAAATGAAAGCTTATTTAAACTAACAGGCGATCAAGCCATTCAAGATGCATCAGTCAGCGGTGAGGAATATCCTAATGGCATTACGTTCATGGATATTGGACAAGCGAATGATACCGGATATCCTACGAGATTTGGCTTTGTGAAAAATGAAAAATATAGTAACTTTCGATTTGTTCAATATTACTATGGGACTGGAAACGAAGCGGGCAGTTATTTTGATAGCACAGGTACGTGGTGCCGTCATTGGTGGACTGGATCTGGTTGGACCGACTGGCATAAGCTCTCTGGATTCTGTCATGCCAATATAGGTACAACTGGAAAACAGTTATTAACCAAAGGTGAGTATCAAAAAATCCTTTTTAATCGAAAGATAAAAGACAGTCATAACAATTTTGATATCAAAAATAATCGCTTCATCTGCCCTGAAAACGGAATGTATTCAGTGAATGCAGGTGTTTATATTGAAACCTTTCAACGATACGCAAACTTTGAATTATCGATCTATTTAAATGGAAAAAGGTATAAAAATATTGCACATCAAAGACAGAGCCCGACCAGCCCATCTGATACGTTGAGCTTTAGTATGGGACTTTATGGTGCTGCGAATGTACCGGCTAATAAAGGGGATTATTTAGAAATTTACATGTATGCAGGATATGACGGAGATGTTAGTCGTTATGTATCTGAAAATTCAGGCTGGTACAACTATTTTGATATTACAGAAGTAGGCGGCAGAAATTTCCTGAGAGGATAGGAGGATTCTATGATTTTATATGAAGCCATTAAGTATAAATACCCCGATGCGGATCCGCAAAAGGACTTTGAACTTAGAAATGATGGAGACGGTTCTTACATTAACGAGTGGCATCTAGATGTGCCAAAGCCAACGGCAAAAGAATTGAAAGAATGGTGGGACGAATCTCAAATCAATCCAAGGTATCAACCGCCTCTTCCGCTAGATTATCTAGCACAAGAAGTAGCCAAAGAAAAGCTCATAAGAAAACAGCTTGAACATCAATGTGATCATCTAACAAACGAAATAAAAGCGCTAAAAAATGAGATCCTTTTATATAAAGGAGAGCGTGAATCATGAATTATTGGGTGATGGCGTTGTATTTTAAATGGGTGACTCCTGAATTGGTCAAACAAGCGGTGGAACTAGGCGATTGTTCAATGGAAGATTTAAAAACAGGATATGAGCAAAGGATGCTCACTCTAGAGCAGCTACAAGAAATGGAACCAAGCATCAAAGCAAGGGAGTGAAAACTGAATGGAAATAAAACAACCAAAACCTTTTGAAGTAAATGATAAAGCACATGCTGATTTGTTTAATGACATGGTCAAAGTACTTCTTGAAAATGATCATGGATTAATAGAGCAGTTCTTAAAACATACAAATGATGCGAGAATACATGCATCTGAAACAGAAAAGAAGAAATGGAATAATTCACAGAACTATAAGATCACAGCAGATAGTGGAAGACAGCTGATTAATGTATCTGCTGATGGCAGAATATTTGATGCGATAAAAGATAAAGGAACATGTACTTTTTATGCAGCTGCTGGTGTGGAGGATTCTCCGGCCTCATCGAATATGTCAATTAGAGGGCTGCAGACAGTAGGTCAAGAAAATATTGGCTCTGGTTTTGCGATGGATAGTTCAGGTAATGCTTATTTTTTCTATTACGAAGCCGGACATACGTCGATTAAATGGACAAAGCTGCCTACAGAAAGCGATAGAAAAAGATGGGATAACGGTCAATTAGTAAAAATCACACAAGATGATGGAAAGCCCTTTTATCATGGATTTGCTAGTGAAACAGACTACAATACCCTTACGGAGACAGGGATGTATCTTATATATAATACTGGAGTGAATGGTCCATCGCCTTCCCATGATCGAGTGTTTTTGTTGGTCATGAGTTATGGCAGTACATTAGTACAAATAGCATATGAATCTGTTTATGGGAAGAACACATACTTTAGAGTTCTTAGACACAAAGCACAATCATGGACACCATGGGAGAAGCAAATCACGCTATCAGATCTATTAGAAGGTTCATGGGAAACACCTAAAGAGATTAATGGCAATTGGAAGGAATATGACCCTATTAATTTGCCAGTGAAATATCGAAAGAATCTCTTGGGGGAAGTTGAGATGGTAGGTGCTATAAAAGGTGGGATTTTAGGAAATAACCCTGTGTTTATTTTGCCTGAAGGATATCGGCCACAGCAGGCGATCCATTTTGTAGGTATCGCTTCGAGTATAGGGACACCTGGAGTACCTCAATTCCATCGAACCTTAATAGATAAGAATGGGAATGTATGTGTGCAATCATCTTCAAATAATGCTAATCCAACTGAGTTTATTACATTTGGTTTTAAGTTCAGTACAAGATAATTCCATAAACAATGTGAAAGGAGAATCACATGGAGATAAAGACACCACGTACTTTCAAAACAAGTGATAAAGCCCATGCAGATCTGTTTAATGACATGGTAAAGGTTATTATTGAAAATGATGCTGAACTATTAAATCATATCAATCAACACGAAAATGATGTAACATCTCATGCATCTAAAACAGAAAAGCAGAAATGGAATCAATCTCAGCTATATAAAATGACGAATGATAACGGATCCCAGTTGATCAATATCCCATCTGGCAGCAGTATTTATAACGGGATAAAATCGTTAGGTGCCTGCTCATTTTATGCTCCAGGCGGTTCTGGGGTAGTTGATTCTCCTGCTATAGGTAATGCTGCATTAAGAGGCTTTCAGCTTGTTGGTCAAAATAATATTGGTGTAGGAATGGCGATTGACACATCAGGCAATGCATTTTGTTTTTCCTATCATGTGAATGACCTTGCGATCAATTGGCTGCAAATACCTAGTCAAAACGAAAAAAACAAATGGGACGCAGGACAACTATCTAAAATTACCGCTGACGATGGAAGAGCATACGAAAGAATTAATGCAAACGATCCTAGTATTTTGGATAAACTCATCAAATTACCAGGCGTGCATTCTTGGTATATCCACGAAGCACATCCTGATTTGCCGACAAGAAGTTCTATGAGAGCCTTATCAGTCTTTAGTGAAAATACCTATGGCTGGATTATTGGGGCAAATAATACAGGTGATGTGTACATCAATCGTTCCACGACAGATGTTTCGGGTACTCAGCAAGAATGGAGCGGATGGAAGAGGTTGAACGAGCATCCGTTATTGAAGGCGAATGGAAATAGAATGCTTATCCCTACTGGTACAGATATATTAACGCTGCCATCTGGCTTTTATTATGTCTCTGGAACGAACGCAGTGAATATGCCATCAACGACCGATGCTTCTTGGTTTAATGTAGATATTATAGAAACGGGAAATAACCGCAAAACATTTCATGTGAGTCGAAGCTATGATAATAGTCATTGGTACGGAACGACTCATACAGATGGGGGGTTTAGAGGCTGGAAACAGCTAATGACAAATACTGAGTTTGAAAATGTCACGTGGCAGAGTGTGACCTTAGACAAAAGTTCATCTATAGGGGATAGACCAGTTGAATATGTAAAATGGGGAAATTTATTATTGCTAAGAGGCCACCTAAAAGCAAATAGAGAAATCATCTGTGGATGGATTCCAGCCGCGGGTTTATCAGAGAAAGGTCTTGTAGTGTCAGTGCCTGTATCAGGGACAACGGGTCATAGTAAATTACTTATATATAAGACAGGAGAGCTAAAGCTAACTGGTTTACTGGCAGCGAATGAAAGTGCCGTAACTGGCTACTATTTAGACACGGTCGTCCCATTAAATTAAGGAAGTGATAAAAATGATACTAGCTTATGAATACAATCATCAAAATGAATTGGTCAGACCTATCGAAGTGTTCGAAAGAGATGATAAAGGCAATTATGTCATTCCAGATCAATGCACAACGATTGCACCACCCAATCATCCTTCTTTTTATAAAGCTGCATTTGATGTGGAAAAACAACACTGGTATGAATCAGCGACACAGGAGTATATAGATAGCCTAAAGCCATCCCCTCTCCCGCCAAGTGATATAGAACTTTTAAAGAAACAAAATGCTTTGTTATCAAAACAATTAACGCAGTTATTGGCTATGCAGAAAGGGGGAAATTCAGAATGATGTTTCCAACTGTAGCAGATATCAAACAATTCTGGGACTGGCAATGTTACGGACCAGAGGACATTGCATTTTATGTAAGCATTGGCTGGATCTCGGCAGATGACTATCAAGACATAACAGGAGAAAAATACGAAGCCTAATGGCTTTATTTTTTTTGCTGTGCTCTTTAGCTGGATTCTATCTTAATCTCATTGAAACAACTTATGCAATGGTAGAAAGGTGAGAATACATTGGATATAAAAATTCCTCGTTCTTTTGAAACGAGTGATAAAGCTCATGCTGATCTATTCAACGATATGCTGAAAACGTTGCTTCATAACGACACTGGTATATCAGAACAATTAACGAATCATATCGATGATTCGAGACAACACTCTTCAGAAGTAGAAAAAAAGAAATGGAATGAGTCGCAGCTGTATAAAATTACAGGTGACAATGGGGTACATCTTTTAGATATCCCTGTTGGCTCAAAAATCTTTGACACAATTAAAGACAAAGGGACATGTACATTCTATGCGCCCAGTGGAATAGAGGATAGCCCTTCACAATTTGCAATGCGAGGGATGCAGACGGTGGGACAAAATAATATTGGAACGGGCTTTGCGATAGATACATCAGGTAATGCATATTACTTCCACTATAATGCTAGCCATATATTTATCAATTGGACACAGCTTCCGACAGCAGCTGAAAAAGATAAATGGAACAATGGACAGCTGTATAAATTAACCCAAAACAATGGTAAGCCTATTTATAAAGGGGTAAGTGAGACCACCGACTATAACGAAATGACAGAAACAGGAATGTACCTCATTTATAATACCGGTCTTAATGGTCCAAAAGAGATCAGACGGGCATTTATGATAGTGATAAGTTATGGGAATACCCTATTACAAACTATATATGATGCAGTCAATGGTCTTAATTCTTTTTATAGAATTAGGAAGACTGATTTTACATGGACTGAATGGGAAAGACAGCTCACATCTACAGATATAAATGCCATTCAAGCATTTCCTATTACCAATTCAGATGGATTTGGAAAATTTCACATAATCAATTCTGTTGATTTTCATGACATACTACCTCGTTATAAAGGTTTTGTTCATTTTACCTCAGACACATCTGCTATTAACGGACCAGGTGTTGCTTTACGGGGGGTTTGGGTATGTAATAGTGCAGGGAACTACGGTTCTGTCATTGGATTTGATAACCTTGGCCGGACATGGCGTAAAACAGTTGTAAATGGCGTGTGGTCAAAATGGGAACGTTTGTTAACCAGTGCAGAGCAAATAGAATGGAAGTTTCCGACAACAATAATAAACGGATGGAAACAATATGGCACTCAAAAAGTGCAATTTTATAAGAATCCATTTGGAGAGGTAGAGTTAATTGGTTCTATTACAGGGGGTACTATCGGTTTTGCAGTACCTGTTTTTACATTGCCTAGTGGTTATCGTCCTATACAGGATATGCATTTTATAGGGGTAGCATCTAGTATCGGCACTGGTTCAACACCACAAACACACAGAACACATATTGATACTAAAGGTAATGTGTATGTACAAAGCGTCTCCAATTCAACAAACCCAAATGAATTTATCACGTTCGGCTTTAAATTCATGGCGGCTCAGGAGGGATGAAAGTGAAATGGATATATAAATACGATGAAAAATTCAATTACCTTCCAGGAGAAGAAGTAGAAATTGAAGAGGACGCAGGCATCCCAAAAGGATATACAGATGTAAGACCTCAAGATGGTTTGTACAAAGGTAAATACAATGAAGAGAAAAGGGCATGGTATGAGTCGGCAACACAAGAATACATCGATAGTTTGCAGCCAAAGCCGCTGCCGCCATCAGATATTGATTTATTAAAACAGCAAAATGCTGATCTGCTTCAGCAGCTGGCAGAGTCAGAAAAGAGAGCAGAAAATCAATCGAAAAATATATCAGAACTTATCATGCTGCTGACTGAAAAGGAGGTAATTTAATTGGATTGGTTCCGTAGTATTTCATTGTTCTATCAATGGAAATGTTATGAAAATGAGGACGTAGCAAAATTTGTTCGTTTCGAGAAGATTACGCCGAAACAATACAAAGAAATAACAAACGAAGAATATCCAACTAACGCTGAATAGGCGTTTTTATTTTGCCTTCTTTCAGGGTGTGCAAAGTGAGGGAGTAGGTGAGTGTAGTGGAAATGGATTTGACACAATATTTAATGACACAAGGGCCGTTTGCGGTGTTGTTCTGTTGGGTGCTGTTTTATGTATTAAACACAACAAAGGAAAGAGAAAACAAACTCAATGAACAAATCGAGGCGCAAAATGATGTGTTAGCAAAGTTTAGTGAGAAGTATGATGTTGTGATCGACAAACTCGACAAAATTGAACGGAATTTAAAATAGGAGGAGAAATCATGAAAACATTCGACAAAGGCACTGTGATTCGCACAGTGCTTCTTTTTATTGCGCTCATCAATCAAACGCTTGTCATGTTTGGACAGACGGTGCTACCGATTAGTGAGGAGCAAGTACAAACCGCTGGTGAGGCACTATATGTAGCAGGTTCCACCATTTTTACGATGGTGACAGCCATTATCGCTTGGTTTAAAAACAATTATGTGACCTACAAAGGTCAATTACAAAAAGATACCCTGAAACAAAGAGGGCTAACAAAATAATCGTTGAAGGAGAAACAATATGGTCAATATCATTCAAGCCTACATTCCAAAACACAACCGCAACAGACCAGGAAATACGATGAAGCCGCTCTATATTACGGTGCATAATACCTCTAACACGGCAAAAGGTGCAAATGCGGGGAGTCACGCTGCGTTTGTTGCCCGTTCAAGTACCGGAGTCAGCTGGCATTACACTGTCGACGATCAGGTGATTTATCAGCATTTACCGTTAAACGAGAACGGCTGGCATGCAGGAGACGGCAGAGGCAATGGCAATATGAAATCAATCGGAATTGAAATTTGCGAAAATACAGACGGCAACTTTGAACAAGCAGTCGAAAATGCCCAATGGCTCATTCGAAAGCTAATGGGCGATTTGGGAATTCCTTTATCAAATGTAGTGCCTCATAAACATTGGAGCGGGAAAGAATGTCCAAGGAAATTGCTCGGACGGTGGGATCAATTTAAAGCTGGAATAGCCACAGCTCGTACCGGCAGCAAAAGCACAAGAAAGCCAGTTCGAACAGAGAGCTTGAGTCACAAAGCACCAGTTACCAAACAGAAATCGTCAAATCTGCCATCTGGCATCTTAAAAATAACCAAGCCCTTAACAAAAGGATCACAAGTCATAGCCGTGCAAAAAGCCTTATCCTCCCTCTATTTCTACCCGGACAAAGGGGCAAAAAACAACGGAGTTGATGGCTATTATGGACCGAAAACAGCGAATGCGGTCAAGCGGTTCCAGCTCATGAATGGTCTAGCGGCAGACGGGATTTACGGTCCGAAGACGAAGAACAAAATGGAACAATTGCTAAAAAAGTAATCATTCATAAAGGGCTATCAGCAGGTGAATGGAATTTCCCTTGCTGATAGCTAGCAAAAAATGACATCATTTGTGATATAATCGACCGAATCACTATCATGAGGGGAGAGTAAAATGAAAAAGGAACTGTTCCAAGTCATCATGCTGTCAGTGCTGCTCATCTATTTCTTTTATCACGGAATGACGAGTGATTATCCTGTGTCTTACACAATCATTCTCATCACGGCTTATGTCTCTGTGATCGCGTACCGCATCATAAAGATATTAGGCTCAAGAAAAAACAAAGAACAAACAGAGCTGTAA